ACCAGCTGCAGTTAAAGTGTGTACCACACTTCCACCAGAATTCTTAAATTGCATTGTTGATGCACCACCATTACTACCATGAATTGGGCCACAATTCAGACATTGGTTTTTACCACCACCGCCTCCTCCACCAGATAATTTGTATTGAATACTGGTTTCAGAAGAGTGGATAGTATATGTGCTACTTGAAGTCCAATACTGTGCAGATGGAGTATAATCAGAAGTACCATAAAAATCGGCTGCTATCTGAATCTCACCGGATGCAGGTGCATTACCTTTATCATGATATTCACTTAAAGCATGAGGCGCAGAGCCACCATATTCAGCAGCAATTTCACTTAACTTTATTTGGCCACTGCTTTGTAATGTCATTATTTATTCTCCAATTCTTCTACTTTTGCAGATAGCTCCTTGATTGCTTCAACTAGTATTGCTGTCATAGAATCATAATGCAATGTCTTGTATAGTTTGTCATCACCAGTATGAAGTGGTAATTTTCTTTCTCTTACTGCTGAAGGCATTATCTTTTCAACATCCTGTGCAAGTAAACCTGCTGATTTTTTATCACCTTTTAAGTAATTGAATGTAACACCTTTTAATTGTTTGATTTTATCTAAAGCAAATTCAACTGGATTAATGTTATACTTAAGTGTTGCATCAGAGATAGTAGTTGAGTAAGCGATAACATCACCTTCAACATGAAGGTCGCCATCATTCTCAAGTCGCATATCTATAGCACCATCAAGAACAAAGTCATGGGCAGTAGTGCCAATTGCTATATGGTCATTTGTATCTCTACCAACATGTGTAACACCTCTTCGTAAGTCACCAAGAGAAGCTGATAAGTGAGCTGCATCGATACTTCCGTCAACATATTGGTCAGAGTCCACACTATTAACACTCATGTGTACTAAGTCAATAGCACCTGCTGCAATCTCATCTGAATCCACCGCATCATCTGCTAAGTGTTCATTATCAATACTAGCAGCAGCGTAATGTTCACTATTAATAGCATCATCTGCAATATGCTCATTGTCAATACTTCCATCTATATAATGGTTTGAATCAATAGCGTTATCAGCAATCTTTGCTGCAGTTACCGCATCATCTGCTATATCAGCTGTAATAACATTTCCAACTCCACTTGTAGTAGCAATACTTACTGAACCTAAGTTTGTTATTGTACCAGAACCTGTTACAGCACCGGTCAAAGTAATAGTTGGATCATTAACATCAAAGTCAAGAGTTCCATCACCATCGTCATATGTTACTGCAATACCTGATTCAGTATTGCTTGATACCATAGCTCCAACAGTATCTTGAACAAATTCTGCTAAGTCATCAACTTGACCTGTAGTATGATTATGTCCATCATCTGAAATTACAAAATCAAGTGTACCATCACCATCTTCATATGTAACAGCTATTCCACCTGATTCGGTATTACTTGTTACCATTGCTCCGACAATATCTTGTATTTCTTCAACTGATGAATATAATGTTTCTAAATCAGTTCCTGCATAGCTTAATGTTGTAGCATTTAAATTACCAGATACATCTACCTTATGAGTAGCATGTGCAGTTGTACCAACACCTATTCTTTGGTTTGCGTCTATTTTAATTGCTGTACCTGAACCAGTACCTAATGTCAATAATGTTGCAGCACTTACACCAGCATTTGAACCACCCAATCCAGAACTTGCAGTAATTAATTTACCAGTCATAGTATCACCGGCTACCGCTACATATGTTGTTCCAAGAGCTGCAATATTTGTTGTGGCTGTGGTTAATTCACCATGTAATTCAAGAATAGCAGGACCAACAGTAGATGCAGTTGTTCCCATCCCAACAGCTGAAATTGTACCTAACTTAGTATTTATAGCAGCAATATCTGTGTCATTAGATGCTATATCAGCATCTGATGCTATGTCAACTGCACGTTGAGCATTAAGGATAGCTACTAAAGTTGTTTCTGAACCATTATATCCAGATAAAGCTGAGCCAGCTAAACTAATACCAGCTGTTGCAGCAATAACACCAATATCACTATGGTTTTTATTAACCGCTTCACGTATTGTATCATAAGTACCACTTGCATCCCATAAAGCTTCAGTACCAACAATAGCGTCAAGCGCTTCTGTTCTAGCTTCATGGTCTTCTAATGCAGCAATAATATTAGTGGCACCTGCTTTAGGTTCAGTTAAATCAGTTAAGTTACCAGTTGCAGTACCAAGTTCATTTGTCTTGACTCTCCATTCCTCGAATGTATTTGCTGTTGTTACGTTTACTGTTGCCATATTATCTCTCTATTAATGTTTGAAGCATCATTTTAATTTCTGATACATCCTGTTCTACTTTATTTAATCTCTCTGCATCAACTTTCATTCTAGCCCTATTAGCAGAATGTTGAGCACCTTCACTACCCATATTTATAACTGCACCTGACTTTGGGTCTCTCATTAAACCTACATGTCCTTTAATAGGTATCATTACACTTTTAATGCTATAGCCCTAAGGCCTTGACATGTTGGAACATAACTTGTACCAGTAGACCTCATTACAATCTTTATTGCAAATAAAGTAAATGTTGCAGCAGGTGTTATAGTATATGCTGTCTCATCGTATGTTGTACCATCCGAGTATGCAACTATTCCATTATTAGTAGATGGTGTTGCTGCTACCCAAGATTCGGCATCAAATGTTGCTGCGGTATTACCAGTCTTATAATATAAATCAACAAATGAACCATTAGGACGATTAATATCTAAATAAACTGTAATTCCATCTGAAGTATCTTGTAATTCAATTACTTTTGTTACATACTTAGCTAGGTTAGAACCTGTAGAGGCTGTTGTTTCTGCTACTCCACCAGCATTATTATCAAGTCTATTCGAAATAGTAATTACTGAACATCTCTCTAAGTCAATTACAGGGGATAGGTAAGCATCAGTTGAACTAAATGAACCATCAAATTGTATTGTATGTGTTGCACCAGATTTAATTACTTTAGGATATAAAGGAGTATAGTCTTCATTAGCAACAATTGCAGCTGCGGTTGTCGTTATAGTTCCAGAAGATTCTAATGAATCTTTAACTGTCCATGTTTGTACAGTATTAGGTAATACAACCTGTTGAATAATTGGATGCATTGTATTCCAAGCTAAATGTTGAGTTGCTTGAGCTGCAGTACCACCACCATTACCAGCTGTAATTGCTGCAGCATGATTAGCTGCAAGTACTTGAATAGTATAGCTATCTCTATCAGCTGTAACAATTGTATGTGTCTTATTTAATTCAGCTGCGGTATAACCATTCGTTGCAACAAAGCCAGCAAATATTACTGTATCAGCAGCTTTCATACCATGATCTCTATGAGCACATGTAAATGTATTATTTGCAGAAGCAGTAGATACAACTGTTGTTAATGGATTACTTATTAATTGTCTTGAAGGCAATGCAGCATTTCTAAGTACACAATTACGTGTAGCTGAAATATCAAATACGGCTCTCTTCAATGTAAACATTAAATCTTTATTTTGGTCAGCAGTCCATGTTGAAGCATTTTGTGACATGAATAATACACCATTATATGGTTGTTGACTTATTCTATTACCATCTTGGTCTTCTTTACCAATCTCAGCATAGCGTACAATATAATTATTTGAATTAGCCATAATAACAATTGCATATTCAACACCATCTTGTAAAAATACAGGAGATGGGAATGTGAATGTTGTTGCAGCAGATGTACTAACAGCACTTGGATTAAGTGTTATATCAGAGAATGGAACAACTGTTTGAGTTGGAAATCCATTAACCATTTCACGTATCTGTACTTGTACAGGTATGTTAGCATCCTTTTGAGTAAAATTAAGATCTAATGATGTTATAAATGCAGACTTATCAAGTAAGATAGATTGTGCTAATGGATCTTCCCATGTAACAACTTCAGTTACTTCTCTTTCTGCTCTCTGATCAAATACACTTCTTCTTTGAAGTATTGGAGTTCGTGTTGAAATAATAACATTTTCTCTTGATTCAAGTAAGCCAGCGGCAGTATAATTTGCTGTAGCTGATGTTGTAGTTACCTCATCATTATTAACAGATGATTGAGTTAATTTAAATTCTTTTACGCCTGTTGGGAAATTAAGTGCAGAGTTATTAGGTATTAAGAATGTACCTGACACTGCACCATTAGCATCAGTTGTTAGAGTAGATGCCGTACCTGGGTGAGCAGTAACTGTGTTAACGCCTACAAGAGGCTCATATGAGTAACTTCCACTTTTAACATAATCTGCTACAGCAGTTCCATCAAAGAATGCATAGACTTGAGTTGCAGGTTTCATACGAGTTGCAGTAAATGCAACTAATCTTGTTCTCATGAATGGAATAAAGTTAACTTCAACAATCCTATCACCAACACTAAAACGTGATGAGACAACTTCAACAGTTTGTTGAACACCTGTTCGTGTAGATAAACCAGTTCTTGTAGTTTGCGTTGTTTCTTCACCTTGTACAAACTGGTCATTCCTACCAAATTGCTGTGTTGTCGAACCAGTCCAGTTAGTTGACCATCCACCCCATACAGTACCTACTTGAGGCTCGAGGTTTGCCATCATGGAATCAAATTCAGCATCGTTATTGATTACAACCTCTGGTCTCCTTTCAATATCACGCCATTCATCAGATGTAGGTGTAAGTGTCATTGAACCAGTCCAATTAAATACATCATAAGGATTAACATTAATTTGACCAGAATATTGCCCTTGTGTTATAAGTGCAGTTGAGGTATATGGTAATGTTACTAAGTCACCTGTTTTTGTTGTGGTTGATGACGCATGATAATCTAATGAAGCATTACCTTGAGAATATGGAGGTCTTAATGTACGAGTCTTTAAGTCAACAGAAGCTTTATATTCTGGAGAAGTAGCTCGTGACATTCGCGTATTTGCAAAAGAGTCTACTAAATAACCAGATTTCCATCTTGGATTATTAGACCCATCTAAAATTTGTTTGTTTTGTGCTTCAGATTCTAAGAATGAAAGTACACTATAATATTCTATTTGATTCATACGTTTTTCAATCTTACCAATGTCACGCATTGTATATCTACGTTGATCTATAAAGTCAACAGTTACTTCACCTGGAGTTAATGTATATGCAGGAATAGTTAATGTATATAAATGCATTGCATCGGTTGGAATATCTGGTTGTTCTGGAATACGTGCTGGAACTCCTGGCGAAACACCAAAGTTACCTTTAGGATCTAAATAAACTTTATCTATTCTTGGTAAGTAAAATTGAATATCAGTTGAAAATTGTGAATATCTTGTAGGAGAGAATGATGTAGAATTACCAGTTCCTGTAAAGTTACCACCTGCATCACCTACACGAGGCCTAAAGTCAACCGCACTTCTTAATTCTATTCCGCTTTGTTTAGGAATATCCGCATAAGCAATTTGACCAGTATATGAATCAACTGAGAAAAAGTCACCTGATGAATGTGAGAAATATTTATATGTAACAGTAAGTGCTACAGCTGCTGTATAATTAGATGAGGTCTTTAGATTAACTCTTCCCACATCGTAGTGAGTATCTTTTTGACCATTATCTAATTCAAAATGTTCGGTAACATTAGCAGAACCTGAAGTTTCAACAACAGATACTAATTCATATATATCAGCATGGCCAAGAGCTTGTCCTGTACCAGTCCAAGTTACACCGGCGTTAAACGCTGAAGTTGTATTTGAAGATAATGTTTTAGTCTTATGTGTTAGAGTTCTAATAGTTGGAGCAATTAATCTTACTGTATCACCATTAGCACTTGCAGGTAAGTTAGCTATAACAACACTTGGAGGTGTTGCATTATTATCAATAGTAATATCACCTATAACAACTTCTTCACCGCCGACTGTTGAGTCAGTATCATTTATTAGAATCCAGTTTGTATTAGCTGCTTTAGAACCAAATTGTTCACCAGTATTTGCAGCAGTAAATGTTGCAGTACCAGAACCTGATACTGTTGCCGCGGCAAATAAGCGATTAGTATTATAACTAAAGTCATATACAGCACTTAAGTTTTCATCTACCTCACCATTAAGTGTTTTAATTCTTGAGTATGGCAATTCGTATATTAAAGAATCTGGACCAAGGTTATATGCCGTGGCTGCACCAGAATCTGCTATTGTTGCAGCAAATGCTGTGCCTGCTGCTGTACCTTCTTTGTCATCTAATTGAGTTGCTAAAGTCATTGTACCAGTGAATTCGAATATGTGTATTCTATATCTTGAACCAGCAGATGCGCCATTACCTGAAACACGTTCAATTGATCGTGCACGGCATGTACCAATCTCTGCACCACCTGAATTCTCAATACTAATCTTACCGAATGTAGTAATGTCAGGTGTGCCAACCATATTTGTAACTTCAATATAGTTATTGTGTGTTACCTCTGTAAGCTTATCTGAAACAACTTCAGAAGTTCTAGCTCTATCAAAGTGTGCATTAGTAGTCGCTAATTTTGATATTTCATAACCTCTTACATAAGCTTTAGAAGGCTCAATTGCAAGAGTTAATTTAGTAGCATCAGGACTTGATGCTTGATGCGTTTTAACAAGAGCTTTAAATGGATTTACATAGTAATTACCAGACTCATCAAATGTTCTACGAGCTAGTTCATCTTGTAGAAGATTGTAATCAGCTGTTCGTGCATTCTTTGTTATAACGCCAGCTTCTAATCGAGCAATAAGAACAAAATTACCTGTATTTGCATTAACTGCTTGAGTACTTAGCGTAGCTGTAATAGAATATCTATGTGCACCAGGAGCTGATGCATTAGGAGTACCTGTAGCATTATCATTTAATGATGAATCAGTACCTGAACTGACAAGGGATTCAGTGACAAGTAATCCAATATCAAATGATACGTTTGATGTATACTTAGATAATATGATTGTCTTAGCTTTGGCTGTAACAAAATGTTTTTTAATATAATAGATACCATCTTCAAGAGATACAATTGAACCAAATCCTGTAGGCGTATTTGCATTGGCATCATTAGAATTAGCAACAGTAGCCGTCTTACTTCCTGTAGCTGTTAATGAAGCATTATTAGCGAATACAGCACCAGATATATATTGTACCCATATTGTTATAGAGTCATCACCAGAAGCTAAAGCCGCATGAATAACACGAGCAATATTAGTTCCATCACTATATTCAGTACCAACAATGTCTGCAACTGCACTTGTGTTACATGCTGATAGTCTTACATAGTCAATTTTATTATGGAGATGAACTGCACCAGGGACAACAACCGAACCATCCTTAAACATGTGAGAACCGTGAGATGATATTTGATGTTGTAATGATGTTTGTAACTGAGTTAACTCTCTTGCTTGTACAGCCTTACCAGGTCTAAATAATATCTTTTGATATTGTTCTTTAGGACTTAAAGTGTTGCCCGATGCAACCGACTCAAAATCGTCCCAATATGGTTCTACGTTAAATTGAATTGCCATGTGTCTTTCCTATTAAAATGCGATTACTAATCTTACTGTTTCTACCTGATCTGTTGCTCTCGTGGTTGCTGTTTTATTCTCTATAAACATAACATCGCCTGAATGATGATTAATTAAAGGCTCAGCTTGTGCTGTAACATCTGTACCTGCACCAGCTGTACCATCTACACGAACATTATCTGTTGCATGATTAAATGTACCAAATCCAGTAGCTTCATTTTGAATATATGATATTACACCACCGGCATGTTCAACCACTAGACCTTTAGCACCTGTTGCAGTACCTTCAATAATTTGGTCTACGGTAAATGCATTTCCAGCTACTGTTAATTTCTTACATGTATTATATGCTGCAGCTTCTGCAACTTGAGCAATAGTACCTGAACCACTACTTGTAGTAGCAATAGATTTAAACACTGCTCCAATCGTATTATCTGATGCACCAGCTGTTGTCCAATGTGCTGCTGTAGATGTACCTAATGTTAATATTTTATAAAAGTTACCAACCACCATAGAACCTGAAGCCGAAAGTGTTGCTGAATCATTAGCTTCTTCAATTGGATTTTTAATGATAGCTATTTGTCTAAAGTCATTTGCATCAATTATACTACCAGATTCATCACCAGTAAATGCTTTATTAACAGTCACATAATGTGAACGTAAATCATTTGTAGGGTCATATCCGAATCCACCAGATGGACCAATAACTGGTCTTAATGCACCACCAGAACCACCGCTTGTACTTACCGCAACAGTTGCGTGAGTATAACCAGAACCTGGAGCTGTTATTGTAATACCTGTAATAACACCTGATGTAAGAGTTGCTGTAGCAGTAGCGCCTGTACCGTTACCTGCAATAGTAAGTGTAGGGGTACTTGTATAACCTGTACCACCCGCCGTGATTTTTAAATTATAAATTGCACCATCAATAGCATTACTTTGTACACTCCATTGATTAACTAATGCTGTATCAGAACCTCCTGCTGGAGTTGATTTTATTCTCCTAACTGGGATAAAAGAAGATGTTAAGAATTTTGATACGTCAGCTGTAGGAACAGTGAACATATATTTCCATACGTAACCATCTGCACCTGTAGCATGTACACCACTAGTTTGTACACCTATTACATCTGGGTTTACTGTACTCGTTGCACCACCCGCCTTAAGACACATATATACGTTATTGTTATCTGTAATAACAAAGTATACTTTACTTTCTATATTAGTATCTTGGTCATCATATTCTACATAAGTTGTACCAGAAACCCATAAATTTCTTGGTGAACTATGAATAATATCTGTAGCATCTACTCTCTTCATGGCGACCATATTTTCCCATAAAGTATTATTAGTGTAATCATTCTCATATGGAGTTGTTGGAGAGGTATCATCTGCCCAAGCATTCGGCCTTCCCAGTGCCATATAAAATTGGTTATCTGAAAGACTAGCTACAAACTTATTTGTCGTATCTAATCTAAATTTGCTGGTTATTATTGCTGCCATGTCTTTTCCTCTATTATGTTATGACGAGTGAACTTGCTCCACCCAATCCGAATTGTAAACCTATATTGTTATTTATACTATCTTGAAGTGTATAATGAGCAAAATCTGAATTTGGGCCTAAATATCTGAACTTCATATTGTCCCAATGATTCTGCATACCTATTTTCTTCTTCTCTGAACTACCATTTGCAAAATATGTCCATGTTTTCTCTGTGTAACTTCCAACTTCGTGGAATGAAACTGGACCAATTTGAAGTTGTGCTAAGTTTAAGTTTATAAAACCTGCAGGAAGTAACCAACCAGGTTGTGCTTCATTATTCATTGAAGCAAGTAGTTTAATAAATATTTGAACCTCACCAAAGAATATAAATCCAGCTGGATGAATTAATCTTGTAAATGCATTCTTCCAATCTGCAATATTCTTACCAGTCTTTAGAACATATGAAAACTTTTGCCAATAGTAAGAATCTTGTAAAAACTTCTTATCTGATAAGAAACCATTTGCTGATGTAAATAAACCCTTAGGATATGTTTTAACCACATCTCCATTTGATAATGCACTTGTAAATGTTAATCTATATTTTATTGTTGTATCTGAATATACATCTTCTGTATAGTCTGTACCTGGAGTCTTATATACATCGTTAACAAATACTATATCATCGTCAAAAACTGCTACATTGCCTGCATCATTATTTCCACTTACAACCGTAGGTGTTCCACTAATTGTAAATATATTCCAAGGTGTATAGTTAGATTGATTCGCTATAATATCAGCTGATTGGTCTGTCCAATCACCATCAGATGGATTTAATAAATCTATAAATGGAAAATATGTTTCAACCTCATCATCATAGATCATTCTAAAGAATGATGTAATAGATTCTGGTGTACCTCTACTTCTATAAAACTCAATAAGATGCTTATAAAACATTCTTGGTTCTGTAGCAAAGTCTCTTGGTACCGCAACACCAATTTCATTTTGGAGTTCTGTAAGAAGATGTTCCTCTACAAAATCAATATCTCTTTGAATATCAAGTGAGTTTAAATAAAACCCAGAGTTATTTTCACGTTCTAAATAAAGAGCATATACCTTAATGAATGCAACAAGATCTGGATACGCACCTTGTATATGGTCAGGTATTAAATCATCTACATATGATGATATATTATATTTACCTAAACCACTTGCCATTAGCTACTCACCGTTGTATAATCGATACCAGCAGTTGTACCACCAGTAGCCATTGTATCTATCTCACCTGATATAATTGCAGTTGAGGTATTAATTGTTAGTAATTCATTTCTTGTAGGGGATACGTCAGTAGATGCCGGCTTAACCGTAACATCGATTGTAGTTGAACCTGTAGGAAGTGCTGTAGGATTAAAGCTAGTTAACGTTACTGTACCAGTACTTTCATTTACTGAACCAGCATTTGTATCATATATTAAACCACTCACATCAACAATTTGAATAATTCTGCTTTCAGTTAAAGTATCATAGTAATCTTTAAGCATACATTGTACACCACTATATGTAAACATTGTTGATGTCACATAAGAACCAGTTGTACCTGAAGTAGCATCTAAATCTGTAAGAGCTTGATTAAATTTAAGTGAATATGCTGTTGCTGTACCAAGTGTTGGTATGATTTTCTTTGTCATTTTAACACGAGTAACATTAGATAGGATAGCAATATTAGTAGCATCTATTTTCTGAACAACATTACTTGCTCTAAATACTCCACCAAATCCTTTTAATATATCTGTATTATATGCCACAAGTGTACTCCTTATTGAAGTTGAAAGCCCACTCGCTGTAACTGTTGCAAGGTTTGGATTATATTTGAAAAATACTTCTAAGTCTATATACGTATAATCAGGGTCAACAAGAACCGGAGTAATAGATACAACATTTTTAGGTTTAAGAATATTTGTTATAATTGTTTCTTTTTGAGCAGCAGTTAATACATTAGCTGACAAAGGTTTAATACTTACATAAACCTTACCATAATCAGGCGTGGTATGATCTTCACCACCCCATACATTAACAGCTTCAATATCAGCAAATTCATTTTGCAGAATAGATTTATAATCATCTGGTGTTACTGCACGGTTTTGAGATACGTGGGCGAGAGGTGCATTAAACTTAATAGCTTCTTTAGTTTCTCTTGGCGCACCACCAGTAGCTTTAGTCACAAGAGTTATTGTCTCATCGGTATTATTATTAAGTGAACCTGTCATTGTGAATACCGTACTACCATTAACATTTGCGCCAGAAGAAATATAAGAATATTCAATCATAATAGTATTTCCATTTCCAGGTTTCCTACCAATTATATTATCACCAAATTTAATTTCAAAATAACCATCTCGGCTTTCTTCTAAAAAGAATACTTCACTTAAGCCAGTTAAATTTACTACATTTTTATTTAAAGTATAAACTTTAGCTGCTGATGTTGAATTTGAATCGGTAACTGTTACTTTAATTGATGCTGTATTTACATTAGCTACAGGAATTAGGTATTGTTCAAATATATTATCTTGGAATGTATATGTTATACTTCCCAATGTGCCTTGTTCAATTCCAATATTAGAAAATAGCCAACCATTAGTTGAATCAAAGGTTATTGTAGATGTGGCTGAAGCAAACATTGGATATGTAACACCATCAATAACGGTTTGGAATGTAGTACCTCTAGACATAGTTAATGGAAGTGGGTCATTATTTGAATCATGATTCCATAAAGGTGTAGCTGTAGTATCATAATTCATTTTAACATCTACAAAAGCGACTGAAGGAGCAATAGATCTTGGTACATAACCTAATAACTTCGCATGAGATACAACTGAAGTTCGTAACTGAGATGTATCTAGGAATGTTTCATTCAATGCGAAGTTTGCATTCATTGAATTGATATGGGTTATATATGCTAGGACATCAATAATGGTTGACATTGCAGAGCCATCATAATTATAGTCATTGAAGGTCGTATCTGTGTCTTGCATGTATGCAATTATATTTGTCTTTATCTGGTCAAAATCTAATTGACTTGCTGTAATTCTACGTTCTATTGCCATTATCGTAATCTCTCTATTGTGGTAGATACATCTATTATTTCATTAGTTGATCTAACTCTACCGGTTACTGTGATATATACGTCATTATCCTCTTCTGTTGTATGAACATTTGTATTTAATATTTCTATTCTTGGTTCGTAATTAGATAGTGCAACATTAATAGATGTTGCCATATTTGCTGCTGTTATTCGAGTCATATTTTCAAATAAGTATGCTCTTAAGTTTGCACCGAATTCCCATTGAAAAGGTCTCTCTCCGTGATTAGTTCGAAGTATATTAAGACAGCTTTGTATTACTGCATTATTATTCTTCTTTATTCCAACGTCATTGGTATTAGGATTTTGCTTAAAAGTAAAATCTAAATCTTTGTACGTTACTTGTCGTGCTATCTGTGCCATATATTCTATTTATACATTATTCTTCTGGAACTGGAACTGATATTTCAGCTTGAGTATTTCCATCACTATCATTACCTTGTGTATGAATATGAGTATTCAAATTAATTGCATCTGACCCACCTGAAACTGATGCTACTGAATCAGTATTAGTTCTTAATGTATGAGTAACATCTACATTACCACTTAATGTAATTTTCTTACCTGATGGTCCCCATGCCCCAGACACAGTTGTAGATTCTACTTGAGTAGGAACTTTTAATATCATATTATCATTACTTGTTATATTAGCTGTCCCAGTAATATCTGCTGTTAAGTTACCACTAACTGTTGATGTCGAATTACCAGTAATTGTTGATGTCATATTACCACCAACTTGTGCGTTAAGGTCTTTAGATACAGCCAAATCACAATGACCACTTACAATAATTCGAACATTGCCAGTAACCTCAACTGTATCATGACCTGCTACTAAACAATAGTTATCTGATACAATCCTTTGAACCTTTGAGCCATTAGGTTGAATCTCATATTGAGTACCACTCTTATGTCTCTCCATGATACGTTCTGCACCAGGAGTATCATCATATTCTTTAACATGACCACTCTCTGTTGCATACACATTATTATATGGATATACTGGTCCATAAGAACTTCCTGGTTCATATGTACCAAGAGGTTCATTAGCGTGCGGGTTTGCTTCGCCTCTAACTCTTACATTATTATCTTTCGCACCATCTGTCTTAGTAGGAAGAGTTCCAGTTACAATAAATTCTTGTAAGGTTATATCTAAAGCAACACATGAAACTAATGTACCAACCTGTAAATTTATACTTGCACCATGACCAAGTTGTGCAGGAGTATTTGTAGAAGTTAAACACTTTGACCATCCAAGTTCTTTTGACTCTATATTATCGTGAAGACCATATATTTTTACCTTAACTCTTCCAAGTTTTTCTGGGTCATTAATATCTACTACTGTTCCAAATTGCATTATAGCATCTCTCTAATTAATGTCATATTTTGATTATATTCAAATGAATTATCATCATTACGTTGAAACATATGATTAATATCAGCAATTATATAAGCACCATCTGATTTTGATTTTGATTTATCAGCTCTACCTTGGAAAACTCTTATAGAATGTCCAGCTCCAATAAATGGTATTGGTGTTATATCACTAACATTTAATTTTGTATTTTGTGCTCTTGCTCTCTGGTTATCTGCTGCTTTATTAATAGGGTCATTTATAGTTGAAAATAATGATTGTTGGTGATAACTTACTGTCTGTCCAGCTGGTCCTGATGTTTCACTAATAATATTATCATATAATTTATCTGATATTTTGTGTGTTGTTATTTTATTTTCTGTTATTTGTATAGGTTTATTTTTTGTAACTTTAGTTTCATCTAAATTTATATGATGAATCGTATTTCCCCATTGACCTGCTGCTACTTTACCAGTTAAATCTGCTTTATACTCTTTAATTATAAATTTATTAGATGTTCCTACATTAGCCATATCATGAGGGTTTCCACTAATATTTTTCTGAGTTGGTATTGGATTGCTAAGGGTTACTTCTTTATTATTTGGATCAACCATAAAATCTTCAGACATATATTTAAGAGAGGCAAATCGTGTAACTCCCCATTCCCAAATTCTTTGATATAAATAAAATCCTGAATGATAAGCATCCACCGCGCTTTTTACTACATTGTTTATAGCATATACTGCAAAAATATTTGGTACAATATATTTACCTTTAGTTACTGCATTGCCATCTATTTTTAGACCAGAACCTATTCCAGTATTTTCTTTCCATAATTTTTTAAGAATATCATTACTTGTTCCTGAATATACATTATTAACTTTAGTAATTCTTAAACCTTGTTCTACAGGAGAAATTAAATTTATATTATATTCTTTTTGGGTTTTTTCTATTACCACATCACCAATACCATCCATAGCAAAATGATTAGTACATTCGGCTTCCATATAATAAAAAGTAATTTGAACATTTGTTAAGTCATCTCTTTGACCAAGTACTGAATCATAGAAATTAGTACCATCAAGGATATGAAGAGTTCCTCTTACATATCCCTCTATACTTTCATATAGTGTCATGCTCATAACTAAATCGCTAATATCAGTAACCCCAGCGATAACCTTTAATTTATCTGCTCGCATTATACACCCATTGCAGCTATAAACTGGGCAGCAATAGTTGATATATGTTCAGGCTTAATGACTTTTAAATTTCTATTTTGTTCAGTTACAGCCGACTCATAATCGATATATGTATAAGGGAGTGTTCCAGCAGCACGTCTCATTACCCGCTCACCAGTTGAAGCATCTGTATGATGATGTGGTGCATAAGCCTGTGACTTAATAAAATTACATGCTACATTATCTTGAGAATCTATACCACTTATTGTCTCACCAGATTCAGCAAATGTACCTGTGGTTTTTTCTATAACAACATAACCCATGTTAACATGTATCTCTTTAATTTTACCAGTTGCATTTGATATAGAACCAACAACAGTTTCACCAAGTATGAATTTATTATTTAAGTCATCAATAGTATCGCCTGCAAGGTATTGGTATTTATTTGTACAATAATCTATTAATTGAGCAGATGACATTGGCCAGTCATCCCATATATTTTTTATTTGTGGATTAAGTAATAAAAATGTCCAATGGTAGACCTCAGTATTATACAATCTTTTAGATAAATGATCTGGTCTTTCACCATCTATAACTTCTATCGTTTGATAATAACCAGCATTACTAAGCATAGCATCTGAAACTTTTGCTCTAGCTGTTAGATTTTTTAATAAGTCAAAAGTGCCTGAACCATCTACATCTATTGCTACATTACTTATATTTGCAAAATACATTAGTATCCCTTCCTTACATCTTCTTTATATATTGGTACAATTTCTTTAAGTGTTACAGATAAATCTACTTCAACTGGTGCATTATTATTATCTCTAAAAAAAGATGCAGCATTTGGATTATATGAAACCGTAGTAGATTCAATAACAGTAGGAGGTAATTGTATCATATCTCCAGCACCATGAAATGATGTAACAACATGGTCTGGTACTGATAACCTTAGGTTATCTAATCTTTCTGCATGAGCTGCTGTTCTAAAATGTTTAATAATTTCTCTGCATTGTGTTGATTCTTCTATGCTATCAGGTAAGAATTTCCAAGTAAAGGTAAAGTTTCTCATACCTGTATTTGAATATGCCATATATTCATGGGGATTAAATAACTTTCCTATATGTCTTTGTGCTTCAGGACCTAATATAGTACCAAGGCCCATACCTGCAATACCAGCTAAAGCAAGATGACCAGGACCTGACATGAAAGTTGCCCATGCTGCTTGAAGCTTATTTAAATCTTTAGGATCTGGTTTGTCTCTGCCTTTAGTTAAAAGAAACTTTCCAAGAGCCGAAGTTGCTGCCACGCCCAACGCCAGTAGAGTTTCATCTGTAAAAGTTGTTGCAGTCCAAAATTCATCGTTCTCATTTAGACTTAGAGCACCCACACTAGCAGCCGCTTTTCTTGTATCTTCATTATATACTACAGTGTCATTTATTGCAATATCTGTAGGCATATATAAAGCAATTGAACCATTATATAGTCTTCTAGCTCGATCAAAAACATTTGGATCTTTTTTAACTGCATCTATCATTGGTACTATATGAGTGTCCATGTGTTCACTTGTTCCTGTTGCTTCATCAAAATCTCCGTATATCTCTGGAGATAATGCTAAATCTCTTCTACTTTCTCGTTTATACCAATTCCTACCAAAATTCCAATGAGCATCCTTATATTCTTCCCAATGAGCAGAAGTTATTATCTGTAAAAATTCAAAGAAAATAAATGGTTCATATGATTGTTTATTAATTTCATCCAATCTTTTTTTGGCAAATTCACTAGAATCATGAGAATTATAATTAATTGTAGATTTTACATCTTCTCCAACATCTTGTGGATATTTAAAACTTACTGGAGCTTCTACCTGATGATAATACCCTAATTTTTTGGATGATAATTGCTGATGAATATCAGCAATCCAAGTACCATCATAAGTATCTACAACATCATCTGCAAATTTGTGTTGAACTGTATCTGTCATAATTGTTCCTTGGTTTGTATATTACTTATTTATACGTTTCTTTATAAATACTTACATGAAAAAGACATATTCTGGTAAATGGAAGCCGAAGCATCCTGAGAAATATAATGGTAATATTGATATGATA